TGTCGCTCCGCTTACCGTGTACGCCACTCCTGGGGATTGAATCACGCCTGAAATGCTCACGATCAAATTCTGCGCCGCTGACGGTGAGTAGTTGACTGAATCGTACTGAAGCGTATAGGTTGTTGCAGGGGTTGATCCGCTCACAGCGAGGATCTTTCTGCTTCCTATGTCCAAGCCTCTTCCTATGTATGGCATTACGGTTTACTCCATATTTCATTTGTTAAATTTCCATCTTCATCTCTTGCGAGAATTAAATCGTATTGTTCTTCTGTTGTGTTATTCTGTGGAATATCTCTTAATGCTTGTCTATAATCAGACATAGCTACTGATAAAGTAGTATCTGATAATGCAAGATAATCAGTTGACTGTAATCTCTCTAATCGTTCTTCTTTAATTTTAACAAGTTTTCTATCTTTAGCTTCGTCAGCCCACGCTTGTTCTTCAGCATCTCTGAAAGATTCTTCCTCCTCTGTGAAAGGAACCCGCTCACCATTTATTTTATGATATCTAACCATTATTGTGCCATCCCATAAACTGTGATTCTGCCATATTGAATATCTCCTGAAGAAAATAAAAATCTGACACCATCAGCGTTCATATTTGTGTTTGTACGACCTCCAAAATAAGCAACGTATTGTTTTAATGTTCCTCCGTTTTGATATGTGCAAGTACCCTCATAACACCCTCTACTTGTTAAAGTTGTAAAAGGGTCGTGGATTGTCATTGTAAAATTTAGTATTGAGGAGTTAGAATCTAAATTAACATCAGCTGCTCCTAATCTAAAAGTACCCTCATTATATTCACCTTTATTATGGTTTTCAAGAGTGCCACTATTGTTGACAGATATACTTCTTTCTGCCCATTGATAATCACTTGAACTTATTGATGAGCCTCCAACTCTAAATCTCATATTAAGTTTAACATCATCACTTGAAGGACACACTTGACCTACAACTAAATATTGGTCGTATGTTGCAGAAAATATACTGTCAAAAGTCATATCAGCATTAGATTCATTATCGGAAGTTTCTGTACCTAATTTAACCAACGCACCTGCTGTTGGTGTAACCCATGTAGCATCTCCTCTCCAGAAGGTCGTAGCTCCAGCCGTTGTTCCAGAATTGAGGTTTGCCACGGGCAAGTTGCCTGTGATTCCTCCCGCGCCCGTAGCCGCCAAGTCAATACCGCCTGATAATTTTGTAAGGGCGATCGCGGCGGACGAATTTATGTCCGCGTTCTTAATGGTATCATCCGTTATGGATAAATCTGTTATCTTGCTTAGTGCCATTATTTATCTCCTAATTTGTCCGTATCCCACACAGCCTTGATTTCATCTGTTGTGGTTGCACTGTCAACTTGCGTTGGATAATCCCGTAGTTCTTGTTTCTTTGTTACAATAGCTGAAGTATCTGCATTGGCTTCTTGTGCCCTCATGTACTGCACATCCAGTTCCTCAAGCTTTGGTTTACGGGCAGTACGAATTTTATCTTTCCAAATATTTTTTGCTTTACTTATATTAACTGTTAAGGGCATTGTATTCCTCTTGTGTAATTTTATTATATTTTAATTGGTCATCTAAAGATAAATCTTCTGAAGTTTTTTCATCTGCTCCTGAAACATATTCCCAAGCATTCCTAAAACTTCTATCAGAGGGAGGGTAGTTGTCCTCCACTATCTCATATTTAGTTCCCGTTGGAATGTTTTTATTAGCTATATGAATAAGTTTTTCAGTTTCTGTTCCTTTTAATTGAGCAAGAAATTCAGGGGCTGGAATTATAACTGCAAGTATTCCATTATTTTGTGCATATATTATTCTCATGATTTACGGATTCCCAAATACTGATATCATTATGCTGTTTACGTCTGTATAAGAAGAGCCATTTGATGTTGTTGCTTTAAAACCATCTGTATATATATCCATAGCTCCACCAGAATAAGCATAACCCCACCATCCATTAACTACTGCTGAATAATTGGCATTAGCCAAACTAGCAGTAAAGTTAACCCTCATTTGTCCAGTTTCAGAATCAGTAATGTCAGCAACATTATGTGAAGCTTGGATTGATGGTGTTCCAGTTCCATCAAAATGCGCCCACGCTAGTCCAGTAAATACAGACTTTCCTCTGCCAGCAGAAGTAATTTCTAGTCTTTCCGTAATACTGCCACCAGAAGGTGTTGTGAAAAAAGCTAGAGTTGCATCATCTTTATTAGTAGTATCTGCACCAGCTTTTGCTACAACTTTTGCAACCGAAGTACCGTCCCAATTAAACAATAATTCTCCAATATGGTCACCAGCAGCACCTCTATTAGAATCTAAAGTAAGATAAAGAGTTCCATCTCCAGAATGATTTAATTCTAGACGGCTGTTTTGTAATTTTAATGCTGGAGGGTCTAAAGCTGCATTATAAATAATATTACTATCTCCCTCTATTGTATCAGCGGCAGTCCATATTGCTAGTTGATTATTAGCAGGTGTTCCACTTATTTGTGCTCCACCTGATGGTGCAACCCAAGTTCCGTCACCACGCCAGAAAGTTGAACTAGATGCCGATGTTCCTGAATTGAGATTTCCTACTGGTAAGTTGCCTGTAACTTTAGCAGTTAAATCTACTGTTGAATTTGCAATTTTTGCGTTCGTTACTCCCAAAGCTGCTAGCTGTGAAGTCCCTACTGATCCTACAGGAGGTATGACGGTCTGAACCGCCTTTCCAATAAAGACGCAGTACATCGTATCTGAAGTTGTCGTCGCCGCTGAAAGTGTAAGGGTTGTTCCTGATACCGTGTAGGCGTAGGATGATCCTGGTTGCTGACGTACGTTGTTGATGAAAAGGGCTATGCCGTTCTCGTTCGTGACAGCGTTGTCAAGCGTATAGCCTGTAGTTGCGCTTGTCGTGAAATGCTGAACCGCAAAGCTTGCGTATTTTAAAGCTGGAGAATTGCCAATATAAGCCATCTATCCCCTTTATGTGCTTATCGCATCTACTGTTGAAACCCAAACATCTACTGAAGATGCCGTGTCTGATACGATATACATTCTATCACCTGACTGAACTACGACTTTAGCGCCGCCGTCCAATACTTGCAACGCACCCCCACTAGGGATAGGTGCTGTTTTTACGAGATAGATATTATTGCTTCCATCATTAATATAACAGTCAACATTAATCGTTGATCCTGTAATATTAGAGAGTGAAATTCCTACAATTGTATCATAACTGTCAAAATCCGCACCATCAGGTATATCAACAGGTGTTTCTCCTACTGCATTTTCTGTGTATCTTCTAAAATTTTGTGCCATGTATTCCTTATACTACAATGCAATAGCCATTGCTATTACAAAACCATTTGTTGCCCCTGCTGTTCCTGATGACGCAGTGGTAATTCTTCCTTTTGAATCCACCGTTAAATCCGTATTAGTGTAAGCGGCGGGACTAACCGCTGTGTTTGCCAAAGTAACTGCACCTGTACTTGCCAATGTCGCATCCCCTGACATATTCACTTCTTCAAAACTTGTTCCATCAGCGACTAAAAATTTATTGGCACTATTACTTGGTAATTTTAATAATGCCCCAATCGTTAAGTTATTTCCTATCGCAACGTCATTGCTTGCGTCTTCAACAACAGCTTTACTTGCCGGTAAAGTGCAAAAAATATCTTTCGTTCCTGCTGAAAGAGTTATTGCAGATGTGTTTCCATCTGAGTTTGTTAAAATAGTTGTACGTGCAAGATCAGAACTATCATTATCCAGTGTTCCTAATCCAACTTCCCACTCATCAGCTGATTGATGTACTATCGCATAATACGTTGTATTATCATTACCAACTCCTGTTGCAAATGTATCAAACCCAGTAACAGCTCCTCCTAAAGTAACTGTTCCAGTGCCTGCAGTCGCAGTGGTTTCTTTAACCCTATCATTTAGGATAAATGCCATTATTTATCCTATTGTATTCTAATTAGTCCATCTGAAGCATCTGGTGACGGCATTTGAATTTCAAATGTTCCCGCTGAAGATGATTTCACTGATCCAAAATCAAAAACTGCAATTGCAGCATTCGCTAGTGTGTTATTATAAATAACAGCGGCTTGTGCCGCAATAGTCGCTGATGAAAAACTTACATTATCGCAATCAAAAATTGCAGTATTTCCTGCGATGGAGATTGCAACATTCGTTAATGTCGCTCCTCCTGCAGCGTAAGTTCCCGATGCGCCTACTTCAGCTGTAGCTGTATATGCTGGTGTGTCTTCATCTAAACTTGCTGAACTTGAATATAAAGCTAGTTTAAGAGTATTCGCTTCTAAATTAGATGCTGTATTCATTAAATCTACTTTAAATACTTTACATATTGCCTGATCTATTGCCATAGGTTTACCCTCCTTTTATTATTGGCCTCCTGATATAGTATCCGGTCCTGCTGGGCTTAGTGGAAACTTATAATCAGTTCTTCTTCGCCGCCTCGCCTCATTATTAAGACTGGCGACTGACTCCGTAACCATTTTATTATATACACTATAATCCTCCAAACTTTTAGTAAAAACTGCAGCTTCAGACAAGCATGAATATAATAATAAATCTGATAATTCATTTGTAAGATAATTCGTAGGATTTGCCACACTTAAATCAGGAATATTTTGAACATACTCCATATTAACTATATGCGCCGTTACAGGCGTAGGGGCTATTAAAAGATTCCCATCATTAAAATTAGAGAAATATTTTGGCTCTCCTGTAAGAACAGGATTGGGCCAGTATTCCCGTATGAATTCATCTGTCTTTATCTCCATCATAACCCTTAAACTACTAGAGTCCGTATATTGTAGATTTTTAACAATAAGACAATTTCCTGGAGTAGTTAAATATTGGCTTCCCGCATTGAACGTACTATGAGCACGAAGATTTAAGCCTTCTGGATCAATGAGCCGTACAAGCTTCTGCTGTGCATTTGTAATAAATGTATCCAGTTGGGCTGTAAAGTCAGTTCCTGTATTCTGAGCCCAAGTCTGAATATCAGTTTTTAGTGTCGAATATGTCGTTGCCATTTTTATCTATTCTACTCTGTTCTGCAAATTTATGCGAGACATTTCCTCTAAAATGATATGTCCCATAATGCGTTAAAGAACTTGTCACATCTGCGTATATCTTTCCTCCTATTTTCTGCCATCGACGACAAAACGTATAGTCCTCACTTAAATATCGATTACTGTCAGGATCAATCATACAGTCAAAAAAAGCATAGCAGTTATCGCTTTTATAAGGTTTTCCATTTAAATTCTGATCCGTCGTATATTTAAGCTCTGGATATTCTTTTATCATCTTCAATATTACTTCCCTTTTAATCATCATAAACCCTGTTGCAGCATCCAATACTTCAACAAATCCCCCCTGATACATGGGAATATGATAGGGATTTTTAAAATTTAAATTATACCCCATCATTCTTTGTTCTAAACTTTTTAAATCATTTTCACTGTCTTTTACATACTTTTCTATGTTATACCAATCTAATGTTTTACGGGGATATATTCCTGCGACTACATCCTCATCCAATGTTAACATTCGTGTTATTGTTTCTGCTTGCCATGCGATATCAGCATCAATGAACATAAGATGTGTAAGTTGCTCCCTATCTAAAAACTGGGATACAATCGTATTTCTAGCACGTGTAATAAGACTTTCATTTCCCATTGAATTAAGATGAATGCGATAATCTTTTTCTTTTGCTTCTGCTAAAGTTTTTAAAAAGCAATGTAAATAAGATTCATGCAACATTCCGCCATAACACGGCGTTCCAATCATAACGATTGTTTTACTGAAATCGGGTTTTTTAGGTGATGACGACTGTGACTGTTCCAAGGCTGGCATTTAATTCTTCTCCCGTAGATATTAATGGAAATGATTCTCCCGTTGCACCGAATGTGCCTGGGTATCGATTGGTAATTTGATTAGGAACCCCTGAGGGACTAATCGCTCCTGTTATCATATTAACAGGGGGTCGTGGGTTTTGTAATGCTTCTGGATCTGTATATATTGTAGGATCCAATTGTGGTTGCTTTGGTTCCCATTCTGATTTATGAACAAGTGCTCCCGTCCATTCTTTCACCATTTCATTATAAGGAAATTCCAATCCACTTCTATCAGAAATTGAGAGTGCGCCTCTTCCCGAAGAAAATTTTCGTGACGGTGCTTTTTTAGGTCCTTTAGTAGTAGGTAGAGCCATAATAAGGGAATATTGAAAGTGATTGATTTAAGTCCGATGCTTTTGCTCTTTCAAAAGCTTGCTCGTATTCGGTCTTTAAAAAAGTTAATTTTGATCCATCAACTCCTGCACGTTTCATACCCATATAATAAGCAAGTCCCGCAGTCATAGCTTCATAAAATCTTGACGGTACTTCAAATGTTTGTTCAGTTCCACTTACTGTAGAGGCTGTAACATCATCTATTTTTTTTAATCTCCAATAACTAATAACATCAGTGCTATTTTCTGGGGCTGGATAAACATATAAAACTGGATCAACATCTTTTTGTAAATAATATTGACTTGGTCTTCCCGCCTGTGTTTTATTGGGAAAGACATTATAGTCCGTTAATGAAATAGGAGTCATTGCGTAATCTGTGGAATCACGTGTAATATAAACGTCAACTAAATCGATAGTTGCTGTGTGTAGGGTGTAAGTAACAGTTCCTGTTACCATCGACAGTGTTTGTTTATCCAATGTCCATTGATTAAGGCCTCTATTCGCCCAATCTGTAAACATGATATTTAAGCTTCGACGGGCAGCACGCACGTCATAGCCTAGCATTGGGCTTCCCCCAATTCTATCGAGAGCTTCTACAATGCAGTCATTGACTGATAGTGAAAACGCAGTGGTTCCTGATATTGCCATTTAGTCCCAAATAATTGAAACTGCATTACAATTCGTTACATCCGCAAAAATTCCTGTTTTAAATAATATGCCATCGTCAGAAATATATTCTTGATACATATCGCCTGCAGCAGCACCCCAATATACATGATAGAGTAAGGTACCTGTTGCATCTGTTCCATCATATAATTTTATTTGAGCTGTGTTTGTGGAATCACATCTTCCTGTAACTCCTTTTAAGCGACTTCTACCAATATAAGTTCCTGCTCCAGCATGATTATCTTGAAAACGTCCATCAGCAGCGAGTGTGGATTGTTTGACATCTGAAATCATAATTATCTCCTTTTCACAGTATTAGGAAGTCCTCCTGTAATTGCTTGCATTATACCTCCTGTTTGTTCATTTAAGTATTTAAGTTTCCCTGATTGTATATCATTTAGTGATGCAAATAAAGGACTGTTTGATCCCTTCATAGCTTTATAAGGAGCTGCACTGGTATCATATGGATTCCCTGGAAGTTGAAGTGGCTTAGACTTCAACAGCTCTGGCTCTTTATTCATATCCTTAGTTAACTGTTCCATAGCTTTTTTAAACTTGGATTTTTTGGCTGCTTTTCTATCTCCAGCAGCTATTTCTTCTGCAATTTGTGCGTCCCCTGTTTTCTCATCTTTACTATCGTTACCACCAAAGATTAAATTTAATAAACTCATGGGATTTAATGAAAGTTTTGATTCTGCCATAATTTAAGTAAGTGGCTCCGAAGAGCCACTATCCTTTTGTTACGCTAAGTTAATGTTTTGTTGATACAGAACAGTAATTCTACACTCACCAGAACTTGTTGCATCTGAGTTAGACACATTCATTCTGACATCAGTAGTTCCAACATCTTCCCAAGCACGAGTTCCGCCCGAGTCAATTGTTGGGTAGTGTCTACCTGCAGTCGTTCCAATTGTGTAAGTATTAACATATGCTACAGCAGTTCCGCCAACAAGACCCACACTGATATCTGTTGTACCACTTGCTGCAGTGATAACATCAAAAACAATATCAATTAGTTGTGAATTTGC